TTTAGAGATTTTGCTGGAACAATATTAACAACAGCTGCAACATCTATGAGATTTTATTATAGCGGCAATGATAATGTCCTACAGTCAAATTGTGTTGGTAATATTTTTGTTTCAGTACCGCTATGTCATCTTAATGCTAATAATGTTTACTCAACTAGTGGTAATTTTTGGATAAGCGGAGAGATGCATGTATAGTCTTAATACAAAAGCAAAGCAAATGACACTAAAAGAATTTAACAAAAAATACATATACAAAACAGATAAAGAGAGATTTAATACATCTCTTGATATTTAATATCTAAATAAAGAAAATAACAGGAGCATAAATGAAATTAAAATTAATTCGCAAATTCATCGGAGAAAATCACACAGAAGGTCGTATCTATCTGGATGATGTCTTTGAGTGTTTCACTGTTGAAGATAAAGATCGACAACTAGAAATACATGGGTGCTCTGCAAAAGTGCAAAATAAAACGTGCATCCCACGTGGAGAATATGAGCTAATCATCAGATTCAGCAACCACTTTAAAAAGCATTTAATCGCTGTTACGGGCGTTCCATGCTTTGAAGGTATCCTAATACATAGTGGGAACAGCTCCAAAGATACCGAAGGATGTATTATTGTCGGCTCTATCAACAATCGAGATGATGATGACTTTGTGGGGGCTTCACGTATTGCATACGAAAGACTGCATAAGAAAGTCAAAAACGCATTATCGATGGGAGAGAAAGTCTATCTGGAAGTGGCATAGCATAAACGGTTATGCTATAATAAATAAAAATGAAAGAGAACAGTATGCCAAATAATACTCCACCTTCCGACTGGAACGCCATTTTCACATTAATTTGGGTTATGGCTATTTCATTCTGGGGGGGGACTGTGCATACTATTAGGAAAATTAAAGACGGTACAATTGCTAGATTTACTCTGAGCGAATGGGTGGGAGACGTTGTGATATCTGGCTTCATTGGCGTGATTACATATTCTCTTTGCAGATATTCAGGGTTTGACGAATGGCTAACAGCGGCTTGTATCGGCATATCATCTCATCAAGGTACACGCGGACTATTGTTTATTGAAAGGCTAATCGCAGATAGGATCGGAAAATGAACAAGATATTCAAACGCCTAAAATCAAAAACACATCACGTCGCAACGTATCTAATGGGGATGGGAATAGTCGTAGATCAATACACTCCAGAGATTAAGCATATAGTTGCTGAAAAAATCGGAGTATCATGGGGAGTAGCGTATGCAGTTATTTTTGGTATTGCGATGTATATTCTTAGAGAGATGACAACAAAACCTATCGAGGAGAAATAGTGCGATGATTTACTTAATCAAATTTTGGCGCGAGATCGCTATCCTCATATTAACCATATTGGTTATTTTTGTGTACCTATGGAAAGACAACCAAGCCAAGGCTTTAGAGATCGACCTAGCTCAATACAAGAGCGGGTTAGAGTTTCAAAACGCCACAATCCTAAAAGAGGCGGAAGAGCATAAGCGAAAACTTGCAGAGCTTCCAAAAGAGATCGTGAAGATCAAAACACGATATGAAGTCATTTATGAAAATATCGATACATGGGAGGGTGACAAAAATGTCAGTGATTGTGAAAATGCTCTTACTTTTATGCACAGCTTTAATTATTAGCGGATGTTCATCGAAGATCATTTTAGTTCCAACGTCGTGCAATATCGGAGAAGTGGATCGTGCGGTAATCGATCACAAAGATAAGCCTACATTGTTAGAAGAGGAGAAGCGGTGTACAAAGAATTACACCGCCGTAAAAGAAGAGAATGAGATATTACGAAAGACTATCGACGCTTGTCGATAAAGTGTGACGCAATGTTGCTATAATAGGCGCAACTTAAACAAGGGCGTATGATGAAATATAATAAAGAAGAATTAACCACACTGCTCGATTACTGCACACCACTTCAATCCGAAACAATTAAAGCAATTATAGATCACGGCAATTTCTCAAAGGCCGCACAACATCTTAAAAAAGATGAATCATCTATACGTCGTATGTTTTATAAAATTCAGTCCATTGCATCAAGTGCAGGGTTTGCCCCCCAAGCAAATTTAAACCATCCGGTACCGATGGGTTTTGCCATTAAGAAGATTTCAACATTTACCAATAAGAATGGGGAGACTAATGAGTGGGTTCAGAAAGTAGCTAAAGAAGAAGATCGATTTAATGCTATGCAAGAGGCAATAGAATCGCTTTGTAGTCAAGTTGAAGGCAAATCAAAACCAGTTAGAAATATTAATATTGTAGATGATGACTTATTGACAGCTTATATTATTGGGGATCAGCATCATTCAATGCTATCATGGCACGAAGAGACTGGCGATGATTATGATATGTGTATATCTGAAACGTTACTAACTAATGCTGTATCACATCTAACCGATGCAACACGATCAACACAATCTGCATTAATAGTAAACTGTGGAGATTGGTTTCATGGTAATGATGGAACAAATAGAACGCCTAAGAGCGGGAATGTATTAGACGTGGACGGGCGGCTAACTAAAATTATCAGAACTGGTATGCAATTAATGGTTAAGATTATTGATAAATGCCTATTGAAGCATAATACGGTCATGGTACGTAATGCTATGGGAAATCACTCCTATACACTTGAAATGTTCATGAGTGAGTTCCTTTCGGCATGGTATAGGAATGAGCCTAGAGTTAAGATATTTAATGAGCCTAAGCCGTTTTGGTATCATCAATTTGGAAAGACATTGATAGCCGTTACGCATGGAGATACTGTTAAGCCAAGTGATTTAGGTGAATTAATGGCTTCAGATTGTGAGGATATTTGGAGCGAAACAAAACATCGATATTGGATTTTAGGGCATGTCCATAGTAAACATTCATGGGAGATGAGAACGTGCATAGCTGAATCATTTAATACCCTTGCCGCAAAAGACGCATGGCATAATGAGCATGGGTATCGTAGTAAGCGTAATATGACCGCTATTACTTACCATAAGCAACACGGGGAAATATCACGCAATACGGTTGATATAGGAGCTATTTCATAGATTCAAATAACGTGCGTAAGCCCCAATCTTCCCTCTTCAATCTCAATTCCGCGATATATGGCTTGGATTGCCTCGTGCAAATCCTGCTCCATGTCTTTATACCCACGGTTCCCAGGCATCAATAACTTCTTTACCGCATGGGCAATTGCTGGGTTAGTCACATTAAAACAACATAACACATCATATACATCGATATATACATCTTTTTTAATCTCTCGGTCGTACTTTGATTTAAATACAGCCCCGTTAGGCTTAATGCCTAGTGACTCAACTATTTGCTCATCAGTGTCATAAGCACCGTCTAGCCCGTATCGTTCGCGATGTTTTTTGCGCTCATCTTCTGACAACTCTCTTACCTTATACTGTGTACCGTCATACTCCTCCATGATTAGCTCTCTAATCTGTTCTTTTCGACTTTGGCTCATCTCAATAACTCCCTTTCTTTTTCCGCATCTTTTGCGTGTTTATTTGCTTCATCGATGGTATCATAACAACCGATGTGCACACCGTATTTCTTCACCAAGTACCGACCGTTTTTCATTTTATAGACTCCGCGTACTCGTAGCATCACTTGTCCTTGTTATCTAAAATCCATTGGCAGGCTTTGAAGATTGATTCTGGTTCTGTGCTCCCAGTAAAGCTACTATCTTTTAAGCCAGATGTTCTTGGTTCACAGAGTACATAACCACAACCATTACGATATATTTCACTTCTAAGCGAATACTGCTGATTCATGGCCCACTCTTTACACTTATGAACCAGCTCGTAGATATTTATTTTATCTTTTGAGTTTGTCTCATTAAAAGTAACTTCAATATGCTTCCCTGCAACCCTACAGTCTTTGATTGTTGCATACTTCCATTTCCATACTTCTCTTAGCAGCTCTTTTGAAATCATATCACCACCCCTCCGGCTCAAACGCATGATCCGCTTTAGCCATCATACACACGCCATCAGGGTTAAAACGATCTGGAACTATGTACCCTACAAACGCGATAGGATCATCGATACATAGATAGTCAAGATCGCCGTTTACAATAATAGGGATTCCTCGGTTCTGCATCATCTTGCCATCCACAATGCTTCTTGTTTTCAAATGAACCACCGATACATTACGTTTTGTTTTAGAGATTGACAAGACGTTGCCGCTTAACACACACTGTCTAACTTTTAAATTGCACATCATTTTCCTTTTTGATTTTTAACGCTTCGTAATAATCGAAGTATTCTTCAACGTGCCTAAAATCACGTATCGCTATATCTTCGGCACCGAATATCTTCTTAATCTTGCCTCCGTAATATCTTAAAGCATCCTCCCGCTTCATGCGCTTGGGGAGCCTCTCGAAATTACGTAAAATTTTATCTATGTCGTTCGTAAAGTCAAGATTTTCTCTACGCTCAACATACGCTTCTCCGTGGGTCTTCTTCATTGTTTATCTTTTCTTTTTGTCGTTTTCTACACGCTCTCTTCTGCTCTGCCCGACGCGCTTTCTTCTGCTCATCGGTTAGCCCATCCAAGCTCATATACTCACGATCTTTAACTTCTCTTCCACTGTCACGCTTTACGACATTGCGATACCATCGTTTTTGGGTTGCTATTTTGTTGATCCGTCTTTGTTCTTTAGACAGCTTTATGCGGGTAGGTTCCCGCTTAATCTTTTTTGGCTTGTCCACAATGTTGATTTTGATTTGTTGGGTCGTAGACGGCTTGATATGATTTTGTAGCGTCGGCACGATGTGTTTATGACTCGAACTTTTTCGGGATAGAAAAGGCGTGTATTCCTCTTCATCTTGAATGCCCCATGCTTTGTGCAACTCTTTTTCGTTCATGGTAGGCTCTAGCCCTCTCTCCCGCATAGCATTGCAATATCTTTCGTATGGACTCATCTAGCAACCTTCCTAAATAGTTCTTGAGCATATGCTTTTTTCATTTTGTACCATTGCATTAAGTGCCATCTAGCTGATTTTATAGCAAGTTTTAAATAAAACATCGGGCTTACTATCCCTACAAAATGACAATCGTAAACTTTTACATCTTTTCCTTTAAAATCACAAAAAGACTTTGTAAACTCCATAATGTTATCGCCTGCTCTATCATAATCAGCCCATCCAATTAGCATATTGTCTATATTGATGATTACTTTATCATCTTTGTAGTCAAATAATATCATCACGCCACCTTTTTATTATCTTCAATTTTAAAACTTAACACTTCAACTTGTTGCTCCAGCTCTTTAATATACGTCATGCAAAATTCTGTAAACTCTGGTAGGTTGATTGCTCCGGTGTTGTACAGCATCATTGCTTTTGTGAATTGATCTTTGTCCATCACTTTACCTTTACTTATTGTTTTCGTTAATCCATTTCACAAGAGTATTTATACTCACTTTGTATTTTCGACACACCAACTGCTTACCTGATTTAGCGGCAAATAGTTGCTTGATGTCTGCCTCGTTTTTGTCGAGGCGTTTCATTGCGTTTGATCGTTTGTATTGTTTTTTCATTTCCGCTTCCTGCCACTCATCCGTATCTTTTCAATTGGATACTTAATACCATTTGCCTCTTCATCAGTCATATATTGTTCAAAAGAAAGATTTGTTCCGATCAGTTTCCATTTCCACTCGTTAAACCCCTTTACTACTTCTTCATAAACACGCCAAAACTCACCATGATCATTTCCTCTATCCATTGTATGAAGTCCAAAATGATCCTTAAGTAAACACCTATTCCCATAGTACGCTTTATCTACAATGTATAATCGTAATTTGCCACCACGTTTTTCATATTCTTTAATTGCTTTACAGGTCAATGATTTTATATCATCATCCATATTACTTAGCAGTGTATTGCATCCATTTGTGTAGTATAATGCAGATCCCATCCTATCCCCTTTTGTTTTGATAGAATAAGTTTAACGTACTAAATATAAAAGTACGCTTAATTATGATAAAGATTGTATCAAAAAGGTATCTCGTCTTCGTTAATGTCAATCTCTGGGAAATTACTTTCAGGCATAGGGCGTGGCACATACGACACCGGAGCATTAACCCCACGGTTAGCTTCATCGCTACTGTTTGCATATCAGCTGTGGTTGTTTTCTCCGTTTCCTTTAGGCTTAGATACGAAATCAAAACCTTCGACAATCATTGAATTTTTAGAGCGTCTTTGTCCATCAGTCTCCCATGTTTCTGTTTGTAGTTTTCCAGTTAGAAAAATCTGTGTGCCTTTTTCACCTGCATAGGTGTTGATAGTCTCCGCCATCTTTCCGAATACCGTTGCATCAATGAAGCATTGCGTTTCACGATCAGCATATTTTTCACTAGCAACAAGCCCCATTTTTAGGATTGGCTTTCCGTCCTGAGTATATTTTAAATCAGCGTTGCGTGTTAGTCTAAATAGTCCATATGTTTTTGGCAAACTCATTTTTGTTCCTTATTGTAATTCGTATGGGCTTGTTATAAGCCGCTCTTCAACATATACCGGGGTAAGCTGTTTATCTTTTGGGTTCAAACACATAACATAAGACCCTTCCGCTGATTCAGGAGAATAAAGACCGTTTGGGTCAGCTTGTGGGATAATAGCATATCCATATCCGTTGCCTTGCTCTGATACATATTGAGGGTTTGTATATTGTGTGGAATACGGAATAGGATACCCGATAGAATCGCACAGCTTGTGCATAACGCCGTGCATATCTCGCATATATGTATAAGTACGAAGCCCAGCGTTATCCCGCATTTCCAAAATCATCTTCATATTCTTTTTTTCAGTAAAGTTTATGATAGACGGCATACCAGTTGATTGCACTGCAATTTTTGTTTGCTCCGCTTGCTGTCTGGCTTGTAGTTCCTCGCCTGACTCTTGAACATCACACCCTGCTAAAAACATCGATAAAGTTAAAGCCATAAAAAATAAAAAGGTACGCTTCATTTTAAATCTCCTCCGCTCATCATAGAGCTATAAAACGGCTGTAAGCGCAAAGGCACTTTTTCGCTCGGAAAGTTAGCAAACTGATGTTGCACCGTTGATCGGATAATTGCTTTCGCAGCATCGTCACCTGCCGCGTATTGAACCTGATATTTTGACAGATCGCGAATTGAACCATCAATATACTGCTGTGATTCCATAAATGTCTTTTGATCGATTGATCGGCTCATAGGCTGACCAAAATATTTAATAGCCAATGATACCGCTGAAATAATAACTATTGTTGCAATAACAAATGCAACGCCTTTGGAATATTCTTTTAGCATTTTTTGCTCCTTATCTCTCATAAGCAGGGATACGCTTTAAACACGTCCCGCTCATTGTAATGTCGCTAAGTTCATCTCTTAGCACCTTATTTTTAGCTTCCAGTTTCGATATTTTATCTTCGTCTTCCGCAAAGGCCGCATCGATCTTCTCGGACACCATCGCTAACAATATAAACGACACCAAGAACAATGTTAGGAAAGCATAAATGAATCTTTCTAACATTTTCTTTTCTTTTTCTAGCTGACCGTATGATTTAGTCATTTTTGCGCTCCCGTTTTGTTTCTTCAAACTTTTTATAATTACTATCACGCATTTCTTCTTCGGTAAAATACTGCTTTATTCCCCATGTATGCGTTAAATAAATATGACCATTTACAAATTTATACCACTGCCATTCATATACTGGCTCAGATGGTTTGATGCGGTATCTAATAATAGCTTTACTATTGATGACGCCGTTTTTGTAAAATAAGCACTCATCTTCTTTCCAGCACACGGTCCATCTATCCGTTTCTAACGTCAGATTTGGATTCTCTATTACAATATGGAATAAATCAGCATCAGGGTGGCGGTTCTCACCTTTTGGTATTACTACGTTTTGCAAGAAGAAATCATCAAGCTTAGAAAGCAACGTAATCTTATCCTCATGGTCATCGTATTTTCTAATCCATGTAATCAAATCTTCTTTAGTCATTGCTTCCCCTTCTTAGCATGATTGTAGCTCACCCACTCGCTTTGCAACCTATGAGGGTTAAGCCCATATTTTACAGCGTAGTGATGAAAGCTGAGTGTCTTTCCTTCTTTGAAATCGCTTTCGATTCGTTGGATTGCCTTTTCATAAAGACCGTTTACTTCTTCTTGGATGTTAACCATTAGTTTTCCTTTTTATTAAACATTTGTAAAGCTTTAATTATTTGCTCAATATCGTCTTTCCAAATATAAATCTCGTTTTTTTGACCATCACATTCGTGAACAAGCATTGCCCCTATCTCTGGGGCATCTGGGTTGTCTTTAATTGTAATAGACTCAGCTGTACCGTGAAAAACGTGTACAGTAATAATCTTTTCAATTTCCGCTTTTGTATCCATAACCTATCCTTTTTATTTATTATCATCCCACAACTCACGGCTAGGGAATCTAGGTATAGTAATACCTTTTTTATCACCAAAAATATAAGTGATATGATCGATCAATACATCGATCTCCTTGCGCTTTAACTTTGTAGTCGAGTCGATTTTAAAAAGCAATTTAATCATGTTTTTAATGATCTGCTCCTTTACCAACTCCATACTCCACATAATATCGTTACTGAAAATTCCAGTCATATAGAGATTGTTTTTATTCAAAACTTCCGCTATCTGACTGCACCATAGATGAATTGCAGAATTTTGTTTAACGGTTCGCATATCGAGATTTTTAATATCAACGGTATAAACCGCATCGCTTAACTTTTGCAGTGCTTCGTAATCTTCGTCGGAGTATGGGAGTAATGACCCACGCTCTTTTTTCAGTGTGATCTTCATTTTTTCAATTTGCTATAATTAATTTCTAGCTCATCGACAAAATCGTTTAAATGAGTTTCCATCTTTTTAATGTACTCTTCATCACGGTAAACTCTGATTTGGTAAAAGTCCATCAGTGGATGAAATGCTAAAAAATCCCACCATTCACGACCGCTAATCATAAGGCTACCCATAACTTGCGGTTTATATTCCAATGGAAGCCCGCCATCAAGCATATATTTAACAATGGTACTTGGCTTAGGGCATTTGATCTCTAAGCCTCCATTGTCTCCTACTAAACCATCAGGGCTAATTCCGATCGTCATTGCATCATTAAAGATCATTCCGACTTGTTGAACTTCTACTTCGTGCATAAACTCATATGATGCTCTTGCGAGCGGCTCAATTTCATTGCCTCGCTCCATCCACTCAGATTTAAAAAAGTTTTCTCTATCTTTAGTTAGCCGTTCAGCTATAAGTTCGTACATATACCCCTTGTAGCTTGCCGATTTGTCTCCCTTTGCGGGGGTAATTATATCTTTAAATCTTGATGCAGTTGGAACGCCTAGACGAGCCGAAAACCACTCATCGCTTCCTTGTTCAAGATTTAGGATTTTCATTTTGCTTTGCCTTTTGTTGCAAAAGCTTAATTACATGTTTTAGTTGGTTGGGTGTCAAATCGGAAGTCCTTGATACTTTGTAATTTATACAAATCCATTGCGTAGTAACTGACGCATCGCTTGTGGCTTTTATGAGTGTTTCAAGATCAGTTCGCATTTCGACTGTATCATCTGTTATATCAGTTGGGCGGTTATTCATGTCTTCTGGGTCAATATCACTAAGACCTAAAATACGAATTGTTAAGATTCTGCTCCAGTAGCCGAATTGCTTGCCACGCTCGATTTCAGCATCAAGATACATATCGTTCCCTTTGCTATCTTTACGAGGATTAATTGGTGGAAGTTTAATATATGATTCAATACTCTCTCCACTTCCAACGTGCCAAAGAGTAACTACTACGTTATCATCTTTCATTGTGGATATGATTTCAAGGCCGCAGTCTGTCAATGGTGCTTGAATCGTTTTTATCATATTGTCCTCGCCTGCAAACTTCCAAGATCCTCCGGCGCCATCTTTTTGTCTGTCTGCAACAAGCACAACGCCTTTTTTTCTAAAGTCCGCTTTTGCTTTTAATAATTCTTTCACAACAACTCCTTAATCTTCTCAATAATCAAATTATCAAAATCAGCTTTGTCCATGCAAGAGCTGAAAATATCACGTTTAAAAAACAATACAGATTGCGCTTGCTCTAAAATCGCATACGCATCGTTAATGTACTCGTCGAGGCTTTCCATGTCGGCATCGTATTCAGCTTGGAAGCGTTCCTCGTTTTTATCGCATTGGCTCAAATATTCATTTAACTTCATCTTTCACCCCTTAATATCAATCCGACGATGCTCCACACGCTCACCATCTCGCAAAGAAAGTCGAGTGCGTAAAATGTCGTTATCGTTCTTCAAGCTGTCTACTAGACGCTTTAACTGTTCGTTTTCTATCATCTCTTCGCAAAGGTCTAGCGCATTTACAAGCACTTCCTCATTCTCTGCAAAAGCGTAACGATCTGCCAATATTTGTGATTTACGGATTTTCGAGATCATGCCGGAACCCCAAACACTTTGATGGATAACTCTCCAAAACGCACTTCCCACCGAAGCAACATCCATTTAATTTTTGTTTTCATTTTACGACCTCCCAGTCTTATAATTCGAAAGAAACGGGAGAGACCGGGATTGCATACTCCCGTCTCATTCCAACTATTATGCGTAAACTCTAGTGATACACTCATTCAAAAATTACTTCCAATAACCCTTAAGATATGAGTGCATCAACTAAAACTCTTTACTTTTTTGTTACAGATATACCCCCCGAATGGAGGGAATGTTATGAATTCATTAACAAATATCCTTCCAGTGCCCATATCTTATTGCGGGCGTTTTCATACGCTATCTTCTTTCCGATCTCTTCATCGAAGTTCTCAAGCGATACCGCCGCTGATTCCCCCGTCACCATAAATCCGTTTCGGATTGTTAAGACACAGATTGTCATTGTAGTTTCAGGAACTCGATGATAATACTCTTTTGCGATTACCGCATCAATATCTGCTGGCGTAAGACGTTTTGCGGTCAAACCTTTTTCTTGAATTTCTTTTTCGATTTCATCTTCTGATGGCATATATAACCCCTTAAGCATTTTATTGACACCGCTAACGATGCCTAATTAAAAGCTCTATGTGATACCACCCTTGCAATTCCTAGTTGCAATTTTTCTATGGGGGTTGCATCATTTAAAGCTTTATTGTGAAGTACTACCCATTACTGACGCATTACACACTCGTCTTGCATTTTTTTAATTTAGATTGTCAGGAACGTATAAACCTGCTCTGCCACTTGATAGCACTTCATGCTAAAGCTTTATAGTGAAACGCACTAAGACACCAGTGACTATCTTATATTAATGCGCTCCATACTAAAGCTTTTTAACGCCACCCCGCTTATCGGCACATTATCTTTATAGGTTGATTTGCGACCTATTTGTAATTCAATATCAAAACAATAATTTTTAATTGTGAGCCTAAATATTTCACATTTTCGGCTCTATTATATCGTTGTGAATAACGCATCATAAGTAATTAAAGTCATCCTATGATTAATGACTAGCAAAGAGAAGCGAACTTCTTTTTGCATGAGGTATTGTAACATACATTTCTTTAAATACGATTAAATGCAATGTAAATAAATTATATTTGCGCTATTGACATTATATTTAATAAATAGTATGATTTCGAATATACATAAAAAAGAGGACAATATGGAAAATAATGAATATCCTAAATGTTGGGTTTTTGATAGTAATAGACGAAAGTATGATGATAATAATAGATCATCACCTATCTGGCGTTATCATTGGAGAGAAACGAAAATCGTAGGGGAAACTTCAAAATCTTGGATCACAGAGTATAAAGAAAAAATACCTAAAAAAAATCCAAAAGGGGTTGTTTTTTCTGAGCAAGAATTGGACGATGCGGAATATGTGCATAACAATAGTTACAAAATAAGCCAAAGAGTGTTTTATGCTAATGACTATAAAACATTAAAAAATATTGAAGAAATTTTAAACAAGGAGCAAAAATGAACCTATTCCCCCCTATCGAAGTCGCCCGTCATTTCAAACTAGATGAGCAAAAAGTATATCGATGGTCGAAGATGTCAGAAGATCACCACTACCGTAAAACGTATGTGATTTATGAAAAGCTAATGGCAAGAGAAAAAAGCGAGTTAGTGATGAAAATGACCGAAGGAGCGAAACAATGAATGTAAATTTTAATGAAGTTTCTATAAAAGCAAGAAGAACTGTTTTTGTTGATGGTAAAAAAAAGATTCAGCAAAGAAAATTCTACCAAACACTAAATCCATTTAACAAAAATACAGATGGGACAATAAAAAATAGAAACGATATTATCAAAGAGCTAGAAGAAGCTATTTTAAAATGGCAAAAGGAATACCAATGAAAGCATTAGATATCCTACAAAAGACAAGAGCGCAATTAGAAGATAGCCACGAATTTTCTAAAATGTATGATGATGCAATATCCGAACTGGAAGCCCTACAACAACACATAAAATCACTCGAAGCACAGTTAGCTAATACTGAACAGCTTACGTGCAAAACTTGTAAATGGTTCAAAAAAGATTATTGCAATAATCTAGATTTTCCAATAGACTATTCAGATTTGCAATCATGTAGAATGCACGAACTAAAGGACACCCAATGAATACAACACCGATAGAGTTTATGGCGTGGGATAAACTAGACAATGTTATGCACTATATGCCATTTATACATAATTACGACGGATATTTAAATGACTTTATGAAGCTTGAATATTTAGAGTTTATGCAACTCACCGCACTACGCTCAATAAACGATGAGCCTATCTATAATCATATGATTGTAAAAAACAAAAATGGTAATCATTTTATAGTCGATATGTTTGATTATACAAAAATGTTCTATATAGCGTGTGAAAAACTCGAAATAGTCGGTAATCGCTTTCAATCACCTCATCTATTGGAGCTATGTAAATGAGCAAAAATACATTTAAAGATGAATTAAATAAAAAAGACGAAATGATACGAGAATATGAAGAACTGATAGATGAAATATCAGAAATAATAATTAGTCGTGGTAAGTTTTTTGAACATTGCTCACAAAGTGAATTGTATGAAAATTTAAAAGAAATTCAAGATAAAATAATATTCTTTAGGGGGAATTAATCGCCCCAACATATCCAGCCTATTAAAGTGCGGACATGTGCTATAATATCACAACACACCCCATCCACCTCTTCACAATGTGCAAACGATGGGGTGCTTAAAGCGTAATTAAGACTTTTATGGTGTATAATACTGATACGAACTTTTAACGGCTACCAATCCACGCTTACATTGTAGGCGTTAAGAGTTTAGCGATAAGCTGAGATGAATGGGTTGGTAGCCACTCCTCTCCTCTTAAATAATCATATACCGAAAGCACAAAATGTCAAACGTAATCATCAACGACGTTGAGGTTCATTTAGTTTCCCGTGATGGGTCAATTTTTGCAAATAGTTTAGAAGTGGCAAGTGTTTTTGAAAAAGAACACAAAGACGTAATGAGAAAAATATCATCTTTCAGCGAGAGAGGTCGGCGCAATTTTACGCTTACCGATTATAAAGACAATCAAAATAGATTCCAACCAATGTTCGAAATGAACCGTGACGGTTTTATGTTTTTAGCTATGGGTTTTACTGGTGAAAAAGCTGAAAATTGGAAACTTGATCTAATTGATGCGTTTAATGAGATGGAACGTCAAATCAAAGAGCCACAATTAAAACTTCCTACCGACCCTATGGAAATCCTATCTCTTGTTTTCGATGCTCAAAAAGCAACTAATATAGAACTAATCGAAATCAAAACAGAGATCGAAGAGTTAAAGGGTGACATTGTCCTAACCCCATCACAAAAACGCATCCTTCAAAAATCAGTAGCAACAAAAGTTTACAGTTTCAACGCACCACAAGAATCAAATAAAAAGCTATTTTCAGCGGTATACTCAAAACTAAAAGATCGTTTCGCAGTTTCAAGCTACATGGAAATACCTCGCCTATCATTCAACGAAGCAAAAAGCATGGTAGATAATATCACGCTTATTGATTTGGTTTAGGGGGACAGGATGATTAATGGAAAAGAATTATTCAGATTTGAAAATTATAATCATTGGGTAAATTGGGCTGCACGGTATTTTCGTATGTACTCTAATAATACACCAAAAGAGTATATTTTATGCTTTGACAGCATTGGAAGATACTGCCGAATTGGTAAGGAATTTATGCGTGCTAGAGACCAAGATACATTCCCCATTATTGCCTATGATATGCGATGTGAGGTAGAATAATGGCGGAGCGTAGAATGATGAGTAAAAAGATTATCCACTCAGATGCATTTTTAGATATGCCGGCAACGTCGCAAAACCTTTATTTCCATCTTTTACTAGAGGCAGATGATGAGGGCTTTGTAAACTCTCCAAAGCGCATACAGAGAACGATAGGAGCTTCAGATGGTGACGCTCAAATGCTAATTGCAAAGAAGTTTATTTTATCGTTTGAAAGCGGTGTCATTGTAATTAAACATTGGCGTATCCATAACTATATCCAAAATGACAGATTTAAAGTTTCTTCACATTTTGAAGAGCGATCAAAGCTCGTAATTAAGGACAATAACGCATACTCTTTGAATGATGGATACAACTTGGATACAAATTGTACGCCTAGTCTAGGAGAGGATAGTATAGGTAAGGTTAGTATAGTAGAGAATATAGATCAAAATGACTTCGATCTCTTCTGGAAACACTACCCTAAAAAAGTCGGAAAAGATAAAGCACTAATAGCTTGGAAGAAAAAGAAGAACAAACCATCCATTCAAGAGATACTTGAAGCTGTACAACGATACAAACTATCCAAGACGGTACGCGATGGTTTTGTATGCCACCCTACTACATGGATTAATGAAGGTCGCTGGAGCGATGAGGTAGAATTATCAGACTACGACAAAGCAAAAGCAATTCAAGAGCATACCGGCATGAGTGCGGAGGATACGCTTGAAATTCAATTAGCGGAAGCTCAGAGAAAATGGGAAGAAGAAAATGGGGGGATGAGATGAAATACGAACTAAACAAAATTTACAATATGGACTGTTTGGAGTTTATGAAGCAAGTACCTGACAAGTATTTTGATTTGGTGCTTACTGACCCGCCTTATGGAATTAACGCAGCGGCAAAAGGAAGTGTTGGGGGTGGAAGCTTTAGAGGTAAGGCAAAAGATTTTGGTGCCAAAGATTGGGATGCCTATATACCTAGCAAAGAAGTATTTGAAGAAATTAAAAGGATAAGCAAAAATCAAATTATATTTGGCGGAAATTATTTTATAGAGCATTTGTATAATACTAGATGTATGATTACTTGGTATAAACATGCAAATATGCCAGATAGAACTTTTGCAAATTGTGAACACGCTTGGACTTCATTTGATAATAACTCTCATGTATATTCTTTTCTTTGGGATGGTTTTATACAACAAGATATGGCAAATAAAGAAGAACGACACCATCCAACACAAAAACCAGTTGAATTATTTAAAATGATTTTGAGGGATTACGCTGTTAAAAACAATTACACAAAAATATTTGACCCATTTGGTGGAAGCGGAACTACTGCTATTGCTTGCAAGAGTTTAGGATTAGATTTTTGTATTACTGAACTAGAACCCGATTACGTAGCAATAGCAAACAAACGCCTAGAAGCGGTGCAAGGGAGTTTGTTTTGAAATCACAACTAATAACCGAAATAAAAGCAAAGCTATCCATACCTAACGGTACGTTCATCGATGCAGAAATAGCCGAATACATTGCACCGCTTCAGCCGTCGCAGTATAAAGACTTCTTCAAAGCACTAAGCGGAGAAGAGTACGCCTTCAAAAAAGGCATCGATCGCGTGGCAATAGTAGCGAAACGGTTCACACCTGAATCAGACCACGAAGCGGAAGCACGTGTAATCGCTTCATTAATGCACGATATAAACAAAATCGTACTATCTGAGTCAGAATCTAAGGGTGAAGATTATTATCGCCTTATGATGGCTTTAAACGTGCGTAAATCGTTTCAGCTAACCGATAAGCAGGCATATGTTATGAACGAAATCGGAGGGCGTGAGGCAATCATTAAGATCAACACGACCGAACCGAACACATTGGAGCGCAAAATTATCGAGTCACTGAAACGATATGAGCGTGATAATGTCGGGAAAACTTTAGCGTTGGCAAGCTCTATGAGCAAAAACTTGATCGGAAATTTAACAAAAGAAAAGGGGATGAGATGACACGGGAAGAATATGCAATAGAAATTAAAAAATGCTCATATGCAAATGATAAACTAGATGTTTGCATAGAGTATATAAAATCACTCGAACAACAAAACGCAGAGCTACAAGCACGCATTAAAGAGTTAGAAGAAAAGCCAAAATGTTGCCAATTTCATCAAGACAATATTAGTCGGTGTGAAGGTTGCGATTGGATAGATGAGTGCATACATCACAAATCTTACACGTCAAAGCAAAACAATGTACACTAAATCAGAACAGCTAAAAAAGAATAGAACACCGAAGCAAAAGAAGTGCAAGCAATGCAAAGAGATGTTCACGCCTGACCGTCCTATGCAGTCATGTTGCTCTGTATCACACGCTATTGAATATGCCAAAGCGCAAAAGATTAAGCGAGACGGAACCGAAAAGCGAAAGACACTGAAAGCGTTTAATGATTCGGATAAAAACGTGTTGAAGCGTAAGGCTATTGAGGTTTTTAATGCATACATACGGGCAAGGGATAAAGATAAGCCGTGTGTGTCATGCGGATACATTGGAGAAGGCCGCCAATTCCATGCGGGACACTATAGACCAGCGGGTAATGTTGCTATTCTCAGATTTGACGAAAGAAACGTGCATAGACAATGTTCAATATGCAACAATCACCTCAGCGGGAACTTGGTCAATTATAGGTTTGAACTTATCAACCGCATAGGTTTAGATCAAGTGGAGGAACTTGAAGCAACAAATGATCCAAAGCAATACACTATCGAAGAATACGCAGAGATAATAAAAAAATACAAACAAAGGATAAAAAACATTCAAATTTAAAATATTTTTTACAAATTGATAAAAAACTCTTGACAACACAAAATATATTTGCTATACTTACGACATATAACAACAAAAGGGGATAAGATGAAAAGCTTAACAATGAAAGAAGTTTTAAAAGAGGCAAGAGGGTTGGCTAAAAATTTAGGATATACGCTCAAAACTCAATATGCAACAATCAACGGGAAGCAGGCGTATAAAATTGTAAATCGTACGACTGGAATAACTAAAATTTCAAACATGACTTTGGTATCCGCATGGGAAACCTTGCTTGATGGGAGATTTGCGGAATGATCCCGAACGAACACATAAACTATAAAGTCTTAGCCCAGCACTTCGGGCTAACAAACGAAGCGATGCGAATCAATTATAAAAAGTTCAACGAAGGAAAAAATAGTCTTTGGTTGGTGTACGTAAAAGCGTATAATTTCGATAATGGAATAAGTAAAAGTTTAAGAAAATAATGCTACAATATTACTTGTTCAGCACAAGATATCGGTAATTCACTCGGATCCGACGGGATATTTAAAAAGATAACATAAATGCTCGCCTAGCTTAACGATAAAGCACCTGAACACGTTAATCAGGAGAACTTGGGGTTTGAGTCCCCATGCGAGAGCCTATAATTTGAAATAGACGCACGGATAGGATCATTACCTACGGAAGTGTGTCGATTTGAGATTAAAGGGTTGATGTGATTAGTTATCGTGCAGTAGTTAGAAATATTCAATTAAACGGAATTTATCCAGATCTGAAAAAGCTTAAGAGCTTTATAGAAGAATATCATCTAGGAGGGGAAGATAATCCACCAGTACTAAGACGCTATTCTTTTAAAGATATTGGTTTTATCATATCAGCCAAAAGCCGATATGTCACTTAAGATGATCTAGCTTGTAAATAGTAGAATAAAATAGCGCAATCGCAGAGTCGATGATATTTTGTAAAAACGGATCATACTCGTTGCGATCTTTTTCAATCATTTCAACACAAATTTTAAGCTGTGCAGATATGTTTTTATTCCCCTTTAAAGCAATAGTTGGAATTTCCTTTACAATGCCATATTTGCCCTGATATGCTTCGGCTAGGCTATCAGCCAAACCAATTACATCTTCATAAAACGAACCAAGCGCCATGTGTTGCGCATAACTCCCAGTTTTTAGATGTTCTTTGTGTGCAATATCACGAGCCATAAATAGAATCGATAATGTTTTTGAAGCCATGTTAACACCTTTGTGCAAATTTACTTCAATTATACCTAAAATTGTAAATTGGTGCTATAATATTCTTATGGACAAAAAACTGCAATCACGATTCTTTACTATCATGGGATGTTATCTTGATGATGATAGAATCGCTGCATGGGCGGTTTCTACTTTTAGAACCGTAGATAGCTCCGCAGAGATGATCTATAAGGATTTGTTAGCTTGCAGGGTATCTGCATGGATTGATTATTTAGAGCATATCGCAGAAGATATGAAACACATAGAGCTAAAAGAATGGTGCATGAATAAGCAGTTTGAGTTAGATATTATGAGGTCGCCATTCTGGAGCAGAGGCGATGATAAAATGATTGAAATGGAGGCTTGGAAAGTATGAAGCGAAAAAACAGAAAAATTAACACATCTAATAAAAGATGCAGAGAACTGACAAAGTTTAAGATTATTAATCCATCTATCTTAATGGATATGCCAGTGTATTCAGAGGAAACATTTACTGTGGCTGGTGTTTATACATACGGTAAAACCCGACATAAATAGGAAATAAGCATGACATATTTTTATAAATGCCCCCTATGTAAAATAGAGACAGAGATTAACAAGCCAGTCGGTGAAGTAGATCGCGTAGAACACTGTCATATCTGCGAGAGCGAAATGAAGCGGGTTTATAATGCGGCTATGATAAAGACCAGTGACGGGACGAAAGTGTAATGGCATATTCAAAGGAACAATGGGATAGGGCAAAATTCTTATTTGAATTAGGCTATCCATTGCGTGATATTGAAGAAGATTGTGACATATCTCATACACAAATAAGCCGTAAAGCTAAACAAAATGGTTGGGAAAAGGTTACAGAGAAGCAAGCTATAAAAGCCGACGTTATCGCACTTGAAAAAGAAAACGTTACAATTCAGGCAAAAAAGGTTACAGTTTCGCAACGTGTAGCAACATTATCAGACTTTGAGATCACCATCCTTGATGAGAAAGTAACCCAAGAAACTGGATTAAGTAGCTTAATACTAAATACGCAAGCCTTAGCAGTTATAAGAGCCAATGAGTCCCTTACAAGAGGAACTAAGAAGGCAATGACTAAGGTTAAGCAGTACGACGGGGAAGGCAGAGTATGCGGTGAGACTGTAGAACTATTTGAAATTGATTTAGATCCTATGGATATTAAGAATAATGTTGAGGCTGTTGATAAAGCATCTATAACCCTCAAAGTATCGGAAAGACATGCCCCAAAAACCGAGATAAATAATCTCAATGCGCAGCGGAACAAAACCGAAACAAAGCGGGTGACAATTGTTAGAAGAAACGATTGAGCTATCAGCCCCGCAATATGACTTTTTAACTTCAAGAAAAAAACATAGTGGCTTTGTGGCTGGATTCGGTAGCGGGAAAAGCTATATCGGAACTCTTAAAACTCTTCTAAAAATTATAGATGATCGAATTCCAAAAACAGCTTATTATTTGCCTACATATGGAGATATTAGAGATATCGCGTTCGATGGATTCCCTACGGTGGCTGACGCTCTTGGGTATGAATATAAGCTTAATAAGACAGATAAAGAGTTCTCGCTATATGATAGCGGGGAAAAGATAGGGACAACCCTATTCCGCAACCTAAGTGAGCCTGAGAGCATTGTGGGTTATCAAGTTGGATATACACTGATAGATGAGACAGACATCCCCAAGCGTCACATTATGGATAAGGCGTTTAAAAAGATATTGGGGCGGAATCGTTTAGTAGTACCAGTGGAAGATGAAGATACTCTTTACCAATTTGTTACTACAGGAATTACCCCGGAAGGAACTTATTGGCATAATGGAGTTGGAGCACTATGTTGGGTTAATTCTATTGACGTTGCCGGAACGCCAGAGGGTTTTAAATGGTTTCATGATCGTTTTGTGACAAGATTTAATCCAGATACAGACATTCTAATTAGAGCTTCCACCTACTCAAACTTACATAATTTACCAGATGACTTTATTGATACACTAAGAGAGCAATACCCGAGTGAGCTATTTGAGGCTTATGTTAATGGCGAATTTATAAACTTAACTAGTGGAACAATCTATAAATACTTCAAGCGAACCACTCATCACTCTATCGAAATTGATAATACAATAGAAGAGCTCTACATCGGGCAGGATTTTAATATCGGGGGGTGTGTGTCTATCGTATATGTTAAGCGAGGAGATGAGCTAATAGCCGTTAATGAGTTTGAGAGCTACGACACCAAGACAATCATTGATAACATAAAGCATAAATACAAAGATAGAGTCATAAATATATACCCAGATGCAAGCGGTAACGCTAAAAAGACATCTGCGTCACAGACAGATATTAATATGTTGCGTAATGCAGGGTTTAAAGTGTTTGTAAATGGTCGTAACCCATCTGTAAAAGATCGTCACAATATCGTTAACAATCAATTTGAAAAAATGAGGCTAAAGGTTAATACAGTATTATGTCCAAAATTCACCAATGCTCTAGAGCAACACGCTTTTAATCAGAATGGCGAGCCTGATAAGTTTGCAGGGGCTGGGACAGTTGACGACTACACAGATGCAGGCACATACCCAATAGCATATATGTTCCCAATCGTCATAGATCGTAAAGAAATAAAAGTTGAAAGCATTCCAACTTACTCTCCGTTTGCCCGATGAAACACAATAAGATAAAATAACAAAAATAGGAGACATTATGAGCAAAGAAGAAAAACTCCGACAGATTCATACTGAAGCTATCAAAGCGTTTGATATTATCCAAAAAGTACAGCGCGACGAGCGTATGCAGTGTTTACAAGACCGACGCTTCGCCACTATTCCAGGTGCACAATGGGAAGGCACACTCGGGGAACAATTTGAGAATAAGCCGAAGATTGAAGTAAATAAAGCCAATTTAGCGGTCAAGCGTATATTTTCAGAATATCGCAATAATAAAATCTCTGCAATGTTTACAAGCAAAGAGGGCGATGAGTATGATGATCTAGCTGATACGTGTGCAGGGCTATTCCGTGCAGATGAACAAGACAGTCAGGGTGATGAAGCATACGACAACTGTTTTGAGGAAGGATGTATGGGCGGATTCGGTGCGTTTCGTTTGCGCTCAGACTACGAAGACGACGAGGACGACGAAAACGAAAAGCAACGCATTTTATTTGAGCCAATTTATGACGCAGATACGTCTGTATTCTTTGACCTAAATGCAAAAAGATACGATAAATCGGACGGGGTCTATGCTTTTGTTATGATCGCCAAAACACCAGAGGCATACGAGGAAGAGTTTGGGGAATTCCCATCATCTCTTTATAAGACAATCCATCAGAGATATTTTGACTGGTTTAGCCCTGAAGTTGTGTATGTAGCTGAATACTATAAGTTTGAAGAGAAAACCGAAACGATTCATATCTTTGAAGGCATGATGGGAGAGAGTGAAAAATATAAACACTCGGATCTTACTGAAGAAAAACTAATCGAATTAAATGATAGAGGCTTTAAAGAGGTACGTACCCGCAAAATTAAGCGTAAAAAAGTACACAAATACATTATAGACGGTGCAAGAGTAATTGAAGATTGCGGGATCATTGCAGGCAAATACATTCCTATTATTCCATTTTACGGACAACGATGGTTTATTGATAATGTAGAGCGATGTGCTGGAGCCATCAGATATGTTAAAGATGCTCAACGTCTTAAAAATATGCAGATTTCAAAGCTTGCAGAGATCAGTTCAAAAACATCTTATGAAAAACCTATTTTTACTCCTGAACAGGTAGCAGGTCATGAGCAGCGATGGTCGGAAGATGATGTTAAGAATTATCCGTACTTGCTCATTAACCCAGTCATGGACTCAAATGGAAATAGTGTAAATCAAGGAGCTACAGATTACGTTCGCCCACCGAATGTTCCGGCAACATTAGCGGCATTGATCCAGCTATCAGATACCGACATGAATGACATCTTGGGCAATCAGCAAGCAGGAGAGCAAGTAGTTAGTAATATCTCAGGAAAAGCAGTTGAGATGATTCAAAACCGTCTTGATATGCAATCGTTCATCTATGTGTCTAACTTTGCTAAAACGATCAAGCACGCCGCTAAGGTTTGGCTATCGATGGCAAGTGATATTTATGTGGAAGATGATAGAAAAATGAAATCTATCGGAACCCAAGAAGAAATTAATTATGTAAAATTGAACGAACAGGTTTTCGATGAAGAAGGAACTATCAAAAGAAAGAATGATCTATCTGAAGCCAAGATGGATATCTCCGTAGATGTTGGGCCTTCATCATCATCTCGTAAGGCCTCAGTAGTTCGTGCGCTAACCGGCATGATGCAGATTACAACTGACCCAAGCGATGTAAAAGTATTAGGTGCTGCGGCTCTTATGAACATGGAAGGAGAAGGGCTTGGGGATATCCGTAAATACTATCGCAAACAACTATTACGTATGGGAGTGGTAACGCCTACTAAACAAGAAGAGCAAGACCTTATCGCAGAGATGCAGAATCAGCAACCAGACCCGCAAGCGCAGTATCTACAAGCAGCGGCACAAGAGGCTCAGGCGAAATCAATGAAGGCGCAAGCAGACACAGCACTTGCAATGGCTAAGGCGGAAGAGACAAAAGCAGAGACAGAAGAGACGCTAACAAATCTTACACGTCAAGGCAGAGAGCATATTATTAATACAGCTAAACAGATTAATGAGATGACTATGGGTAATGAGGGGCAATAAGTCCCTTGTTCACAATTCTATTTTAACTTTTGCTTCATACCCGCAGAATGGGCAGAAGTTTACAAAGTTTCCATTTCCTGTATCATTACCTACCTCTAAAAAACCATTGGCAAGCTCCGTACAATATGTCACAGCGTCCCCGTACCCACCATATTCGCAATTATGTGGTTGCGTGTCTTCCCACATTCTAGTCCGCATTCTAATATCAACATATTCCCCATTAATCAATTTAATCCTTATCGCAGAATGGCACGACAAATCAATAATGTCAGGAACTATAAGAGCTTCTACCTCCATTTTGCCAAGCTTACAATCTTGCTCGAGTTGTTTAACTTTTCTTATAAAATTTTCATTTTGTGTCATTTAATCTCCTTGCATCGGTGGGAACATCTCACTGAACTGCTTGTCATTCACCCAAGTAAATGCTTCTATCTTATGATCATCTACAATCATGAATTTCACAATATCCAAAACCGCAACGGCATTTTTACTTTTACTATTCTTGTTTTCCTGCTTGCATCGATTGGAACACCACTTCCCACGTGCCGTCATTTCTTTGACAGTTCCGCACATCTCGCACTCTTTTGGCTTTTTCTTATATGTCTTTTTATTCATTAAGGTGTCCATTCATTTAAGGTTATTCCTCATATACTGTTTTCCCGGAAATTTTATGCAAGGCTATTATTTTTTTAGCGCTGTCCAAAGTAGAATAATCATCATTATTCATCCCAAACCAAAAGCAAGGCACATAAAATGGCATCCACCATTTCTTAAATTGGGGATAATACCATCCTCGGTTATAGACCACTCTATATTTTGTCATCATTTTATCTCCTCATAAGACACTATATTAACACGTTATTGCTTTACAAAACATTAAAGATTTAATCTATTTGCGCCATATTCAAAAAACCGCTAATATTTTTATACCCAAAAATAATGGAGAATAAATGCTAGAAGACGATCTTGACGAAATGGTAGAAGAAGGTACGGATATTGAAATCGATACCGGAAGCGATGAGGATGAAAACTCAGAAGCGGAAGATGAAGAAATCGATGTCGTAAGTATCGCTGGGGAAACGCCTCCCGATCAAGAAGAAGAGGTTTCGCAAAAAGCACCTGCATGGGTTCGCGATTTGCGTAAAAGCTATCGCGCACAACAAGCGGAAAATCAAAAGCTTAAAGAAGAGCTAAATCGAGTTAAACAGCCGGAGCAAACAACTGTATCGGCTCCGATCAAGCCAAAACTTGAAGACTTTGATTATGATGCAGAAGAGTACGAGGCCGCAATCGAGAAATGGCACAGCGAAAAGCTAGTCCATGATGAACGACAAAAAGAGCAAGCTAAGGTGCAAGAAGCACAGCAGAAAGAGTGGTCAAATACTCTTGAAGCATATACTACGTCGCGTAACGCTTTAAAAGTACCAGACTTCGAAATTGCAGAGGAAGTGGTTACGGGTAAACTGTCTATTGAACAGCAAGCCGTAATCTTGCAAGGAGCCACTAACCCTGCGGCAGTAGTCTATGCACTTGGAAAGAATAAGGCGAAGATTGAGGAGCTATCCAAGATCACAAACCCTATTAAGTTTGCGTTTGCTCTGGCTGAGTTACAAGGCAAGCTGAATGTGTCGCGCAAAACGGCACCAGCTCCCGAACGAGTTGTCAAAGGTTCGGCACATTCCGAAAAAGTAGATGCCACTCTTGATCGATTAAGAGAAGAAGCTACAAAAACGGGCGATACGTCGAAACTAATGGCCTACAAAAGATCACTCAAAAAGAAATAAGGAGATCACTAAATGTCTAATTTTTCCAAACAAGAGACGGTTGCCTTTGAACAAATCCTAGAAGGCTTTGAAGATGCAATGGTAATGTCTCATAACGTCAACATCTATAAAACAGATCCAACCATTATGGAGCGCTCAGGCGACCAAATCTGGCGTCCACAACCTTATGTTGCTAAGTCGTTTGACGGCTCTGATCAGACTGGTAATTTCGGATCATACACTCAATTGTCTGTCCCTGCTACCATCGGATATCACAAATCAGTGCCGTGGCAAATGACTGCAACTGAGCTCCGTGATATGTTGCAAGAAAAGCGTCTTGGTGATTCTGCACGTCAGAAGATCGGATCAGATGTTAACCGTGCTGTTCTTGATGCAGCCACAGCTTATGGATCTGTTGTAGTTAAACGTACGACTGCCGCAAGTGGTTATGATGATGTAGCGGAAGCGTCTGCAACATTTGATGAACTTGGTATTAATGAATTTGATCGCCGCTTGGCTCTTTCCGCTCGTGACTACAACGGTATGGCAAGCAACTTGGCTGCACGTCAGACAATCAACGAGAAGCCGACGGCTGCTTATGAGAAATCATACGTCGGAGATGTCGCAGGGTTTGAAACGTTCAAATTGAACTACACCAACCGTCTAACTGCCGCCGCTGGTGTATCTGTAACCATTAACGGTGCTAATCAGTATTATGTTCCTGCCGCAACAAGTACTGCTGCAACTGGTGAGCGCTCAAACGTAGATAACCGCTTCCAAGACCTTGCTATCACTGTTTCAAGTGGTACAGTTAAAGTCGGGGATTGTTTCACTATCGCTGGGGTATATTCAGTTCACCACATCACCAAGCAAGCAACGTCACAGTTGAAAACATTCCGTATCACTGCGATTAAAACTGGAGCTGGCGGAACTGGTACTGTAACCATTACCCCTGCTATTATTTCAAATGGTGGATCAACACTTGCGGAAGAAATTTACAAAAACGTAGATTCAACACCTGCAAACGGTGCGGCTATCGTATTCTTGAACACCGTTAGTGCTTATATGAACCCATTCTGGACTAAAAACTCTATTGAGTTGCTACCTGGTACAATCCCAGTTCAATCGGGTTCAGGCGCTGAGGTTATGCGCGGTTCAACTTCTCAGGGTATTGAGCTTGTAATGATCAAGTTCCTTAACAACAAAACACTCAACTATGAGTATCGTTTTGACTCTCGATTCGGTGTTGTAAATCTCAACCCTGAAATGTCGGGCATCATGCTCTTCTCTCAAAGCTAACCCTAGCGGTTAGCAACTAAAACAAAGGAAAAAACATGGGAAAAGTTTACCCAACTGGCAAAGGTGAATTTACTGTTGATGCTGGCGGTCGCCTAGAGGTTCGCAGTGATACCGCTTGTAAGATTTACCAAAAAGTATCTTATACAAACCACCCTGATTCATGGAACCTATTGACAACTACAACGGCTGGCGTTCAATATGTATCAGATGCGTTCTCTATTAATACCCCTATCCGTATCGAGGCAGGAGCGTCTGAAGTAAATTACACATACGGAACGCTTACGAATGTGGGAATCAAAAGCGGAAGCACCGTTACTGCCGCTGAATATTCAGACGGAGTTATTAATAAGACAGTTTTGACACTCACGGCAACACCGATCACCATTACAGATGATGCAGGCGTAGCGCAATACGGCGGAGCTGGAAAAATCTATGATCTTCCAGAAGGAGCGATTTCAGTTGTCGGCTGTGTTGTGGCTGGTAATTTAACACTCGGAACCACTGGTACAATCATTAATGCGTTTACAAGTAACGTTGCGCTTGGTACTGCTACTGCTACAACTGGGGCAACGCTCACTGGAACAGAAGCGGACATTATGGCATCCGTAGCGAACGGAACTGCTGCCACTAAGGTTGCTGCGGTAGGTGCGACTTCAGCGTCTATGACATTGCTTAACGGTACAGCAACAGCCAAAGATGTTTATCTAAATGTTGTTGTTGCAGATGATGTAACGCATACATCAGGAACCGGAACGTTTACCGGAACCATTACTATGCTTTGGACAAATGTTGGCGATATCGCTTAATAATAAGAGCTTCGGCTCTTATGTTTCATAAGTCGGTATTCGTACCAACTTTAGAACATAAGGGGATAATATGCCGTGTGATAAAAAGAAAATGGGGCAATCAAAGCCTAAGCCGTATCAGAAAGGTAAGAAGAAATGAAAAACGCAACAATGCTTTATAAGCTCGGTAGTGAAATTAAATGGGAAGGTATCGAATATGATACCGCTATCGTTGACGAGGATGACATCGAAGAGAAGCTAAACGATGGATGGTTCCGCACAGCTCAAGAAGCCGTAGCAGATGCAGAAGCAAAAGGAGATGCGGATTTAGATGGTGACGTTACACGCAAAGAGATGGAAGTCAAAGCGAAAGAACTCGGCATCAAGTTTAATTACAAAACTACAAATGAATCTTTAATGGCGAAGATCGAAGAGGCTCTAAATGTCGTGGACTAAACGACAATTCGTACTTTCCGCATTTGAGGAGATAGGAATAGGAAGCTATAACTTCGATCTACCCCCTGAAATGTTAGAGATGGGGCGCAAACGTCTCGATGCTATGATGGCAACATGGAACGCTAAGGGTATGCGTCTTGCTTATCCTATCCCGTCAAACCCAAATGAGGGAGATTTAGATGAGGACTCTAATGTGCCGGATTCAGTTAATGAAGCTGTATATCTAAATCTTGCGATTCGCTTAGCTCCTGCATTTGGGAAGCAGATTGCCCCCGAGATGAAACAAGAGGCATTTAGGGCGTTTAACGTAGCAATGGCTAAAAATATGACGATTCAAGAGCGTCAAGGCAGTCAAACGATCCCAGCAGGGCAAGGGAATAAATGGCGTAAATTCTACTCTCCTTATCTTCTTAGAGCAGAAGATTTACCAAGCGATAACGATGGCGTTGTCGGTCAATTTAACTAAAGGAATCGCATGGCATATATAAGCAATTATTCGTCTGTATCATCAGTAAGCGGGGCGCTTGTTTTCGCAGTATCAGATCCAAGAGTAGCGGATACACGAAAGATCACACTAACGGAGATCACCGACTACATCACGGCAAATATCTCCGCAAACATGAGCGGGTATATCACACAATACTCTGCACCTTCGGCAACTGGCTTTACTGTGTCGGTAACGGATAGCCAAGACTCTATCCACTTAATCCTCACACCAACGGCAGGATTCGCGGCGGGTACGATCACTCTACCAGCGGCATCCAACTGTCTTGATGGGCAAATGGTGCTTGTAAATTGTACTCAGGCTGTAACGACTTTAACCATCGGGGCAAACGGAGCAACGGCTGTTACTGGAGCGCCTACGACATTGGCGGCGAATGCGTTCTTTACGCTAAAATATGACAAGCCAGCACTATCTTGGTTTCGAATCGGATAAGGAAAACACATGGCAGCATTACAACCATTTTCACCACATTACAAAAGCGGTCAAACCGTGACAGCAACATCAGCGGGGGCGGCTTCGGTAACAATCAATCATAATTCCTTCAATGTGATGGTTACTAATACCGGAAGCAATATTGCTTATGTTTGTATCGGTACAGATTCTGTAACGGCAACGGCGGCAGACTTTCCAGTCCCAGCAGGAGCACAAGTAGCTCTTACTAAATCTAAGGGCGAAAACGTTCTAAGCTATCTCGGCGTAGCGGCAGGAACTACAACTATTCATATTATGACCGGTGAAGGCTGGAAATAATGCAAATTCCTTGTGTTGATGGCGAGTTTTATGTTTATGAGCATATTCGAATAAATACCAGTGAAGTTTTTTATGTAGGAAAAGGAAAAGGGAGGAGAGCTTTCATTTCTAGCAAGTATCATAGAAATCTCCATTGGCAAAGGATAGTCAACAAAGACGGAGGGTTCAATGTAAGATTTGTAGCTATGCACTTAGATGAGGAGTTGGCGTTTCTGTTAGAAAAAGAGCGGATATCTCAACTAAAAACAATAGGATTTAAATTATGCAATATGACTGACGGAGGAGATGGAATTTCTGGTCTTGTGTTTAGTGAAAATCATAGAAAAAAGATAGGAAAAGCCCATTCTGGAAAAGTTCTTTCAGAGGAGACTAAATTAAAGATATCTAAGTCTGTTAAATTGTTTGGATTTGTTCATACACCAGAAATGCTAAAGAAAATATCTGATTTTCACAAAGGAAACAAAAACAGACTTGGAAGTAAGCAGTCAGATGAAGAAAGAGCTAAGAGATCATTGTTGATGATGGGCAATAAAAGTAGGACTGGACAAAAAAGAAGTGAAGAGGAAAAATTAAAATCATCTATAGCTCTGTCTGGAAGAGTTCAGTCAAAGCAAAAATGTCCGCATTGTGGTAAAATAGGCGGGAACTCAATGAAGAGATGGCATTTCGATAATTGTAAAGAAAGGGATAGTTAAAAATGGCTCAAATACCCATACTTTCTGGAATCTATACAGATGATGCCGCACAGGTGCGTACATCATACCCCCGCAATCTCATCCCAGTTCCTAAAAAGAGCGGCATATCAGAAGGTTACCTACGGCATACCGATGGCATTATTAAGCTCGCTGACGGAGTAGGAATAGATCGTGGCGGTATTAATTGGAACGGTACGCTATATCGAGTAATGGGTACTAAGCTCGTCTCTATCACTAAAGAGGGAGTTTCTACTACTATCGGAGATGTTGGGGGAAGTGGTCAAGTCACATTTGGATACTCATTCGATTACTTAGGTGTATGCTCATCAAACAAATTCTATCTATACGATGGAACTACATTAACGCAAGTAACGGACGTAGATTTAGGAAATGTTATCGACTTTGTGTGGATAGATGGGTATTTTCTTGCAACCGACGGAACCTCGCTGGTAGTTACAGAGCTAAATAACCCTTTTGCCGTAAACCCTCTAAAGTACGGGTCATCGGAAGCAAACCCAGACCCAGTTATGGCGGTAAAAAAAGTGCGTAACGAATTAGTGGCGGTCAACCGATACACTATCGAGTTTTTTGATAACGTAGGCGGGGACTTCTTCCCATTTCAGCGCATAGAAGGCGCACAGATTAATAAGGGGGCGATTGGAACTCATGCGTGTGTAGTCGTGAATGATTTAGTCGCGTTTGTCGGTGGAGCCTTAAATGAGCAATCGTCAGTCTATATTGGGATTAATGGCCAGATTGAAAAGATCGCGACATCAGAGATCGATCAGCGTTTGGGTAAATATACCGAACTTGAACTGTCTCAAATCGTATGCGAGTATAAAATCTATAACGGTCATATTCATATTATGATTCATTTGAACGATCAGACTATGGTTTATGATCTCTCAGCCTCCAAAGCGGTAGGTGAACATATTTGGTACACAATGGACTCAGGCATCATTGAAGGAACTATTTATAAAGCGCGCAATCATGTTTATTGTTATGATCAATGGAACGTTGCTGATCCGTCAGGCACTGCATTCGGTTTTTTAGATGATCGTGTATCTACCCACTACGGTGAAAAAATAGGGTGGGAGTTCTCAACCCAAATTATTTACAACGAAGGCACAGGAGCGTCATTTCATTCTCTAGAATTAGTTGGTACTACTGGAAGAATTGAACATGGAGTCACCCCAATGATATCAACCCAATATTCATTAGACGGGCTAACATGGAGCCAAGAAAAAAGCATATCAGCTGGTAAGACGGGAGAATATAATAAACGTCTCGTTTGGTTCCTTCAAGGGAGCATGAGACAATGGCGCATACAAAAGTTTAAGGGCACTTCCGACGCTATGATCTCTATCTCACGACTTGAAGCAAAACTGGAGCCGTTATATGTCTGATAAAATCATTATCACACGTAATCAGCTTGCGAAGTTTCTCCCTAATCCTGAAACTATCAAGGCGTTTGAAAATCTGTTTAAAATGGCTACTAAAGAAACCCCAACAGATCTGGAAAGCGTGGCAATTGATACTGCAACAGCATCAGCATCGGCAAGCGAGGCGTTGGCACTAATCTCTGCTATTCAGCAGTCTTTAGACTATTTGGCAACAGAGCCAAACTCTACCGAAGAAGTAGCAACACTCCGATCAATGCTCAATGAACTGCTACTAACTCCACCAAGGTCAATCGACAGAGTAGCCGATCTCGATTATATTCAATTGCGAAACACCCATACAGTAGTTAAACAGCCCGGGACGCTCAACTGGGGATACCAGTATGGGCATCTACAATTCACCCATATAGGCGGTCTAGTGCAAGAATTGGGATTAGATATTATTATTCATGGCACAAATACTTCTGGTGTCACCATATCAAAGGGGCAAGTTGTTTACTACACTGGAGCAACTGGAATTGATCCAAATCTAGCTAAGTTTACCGCTAATGGGACACTCCAAAGTCATCAACTGGTTGGTATAGCGTCTGAGGATTTTGCTATCGGGGCAAGCGGACACGTAACTGTATCTGGAATCATAAGAGACGTAAACGCAAGCGGATCAACGTACACTGAAACATGGAATAACGGCGATTTGCTTTACGCTCATCCAACAACGGCTGGAGGTCTTACGAACGTAAAGCCAACGGCACCTAACCAATGTATTCCCATGGCAGTAGTAGTAAATAACAGCTCAACAGTTGGAATTCTATATGTCCGCACAACTATCGAACAACAACTGTATTATGGCTCATTCTCTGATAGTACCGATCAAACAGCGGCGGCAATCAATACGGCTTACGCCTTGACATTTAATACGTCGGCGGCATCTCTTGGGGTATCTATCGGAACACCTACGTCAAGGATTGTATGTGCAAACTCTGGTCTTTATGAGTTTAGTTTCTCCGCACAAATAACATCTGGTAGTGCATCTACAAAAACATTATGGTTTTGGCCTCGCAAAAATGGCACAGATATCGCAGATACGGCAATGAAGGCTTCAATATCCGGTTCTAGCGTCACAGCAAGCGTTTCTAGGTCGATGTTCTTTAGTATGAACGCTGGCGACTACATAGAGGCAATGTGGGCAACTGACGATATAAACGTTACTATTGAGGCCGCTCCATCTACGGCGTTTGCCCCAGCTACCCCATCTGTTATAATGGCAGTATCTCAAATCGCACAATAAGGAATTAAAATGGCAGTCACAGTTAAAAATATTATCCCCCGCAAGCAAGCGGAAAACACACAAACAGCACAATACACGGCTACAAACTGCAAAACGATAATCGATAAGTTTACAGTTACCAATACAACGGCGTCAAACGCTACAATCAGTGTAAATTTGATCGCTTCAGCTGGATCGGCAGGGGATAGCAACTTGATTATCAAAACTAGGTCAATCGCTCCAAATGAAGTCTATACGTGTCCTGAGTTAGTGGGGCAAGTGCTAGAGAGTGGCGGGTTTATCTCAACGATTGCAGGAACGTCATCCGCTTTAACTATTAGCGCATCAGGGCGAGAGATTACGTCATGATTAAAATAGAAGCTGGGCTATCCAAAGAAAACGAAGAGGTTCTTTTCAGTGATGAATCTATTCAGAAGCTTTCTAGGGATGGCGTTCCAGTTTCAAAAATAGATCACCCATGCGTTAAGTATTATTCGGCGTTTGTAAGTGGAGAATTTGTAGGCGCATTTATGATTATTAACAATACAAGGCTAGATAGTGAAATCCATTTGCTTTTATTGCCTATATCGGTAAAATATTATCGTTATTTATGCGTTCTCATAATAAATGAAGCTTTCCTGACTGCGCACAGGGTGACGGCTAAAATATACAGCCATCTCAAAACAATCCAAAATCTTGTTAAAAAACTCGGGTTCTCTTATGAAGGAACCATCAGAGAATCATTCGAGCTAAACGGCAAGGTTATGGATATTCAAATTTATGGATTATTAAAATCCGAATGGAGAAGCAAATGAGCTTTGTAGGAGATTTTCTTGGCAATGTCGTTGGAGGCATTACCGGAGCAAGCCAAGCGGCAGATGCGGCATCCGCAGCGGCAGGAACACAAGCGGCATCAGCACAATCAGGCATAGAAGAACAGCGAAGACAGTTTGACGCTATCGTAAAAATGATGTCCCCATACCTTCAAGCAGGTGAATCGGCTCTGGGGCAACAGCAGACATTGCTGGGGCTAAGGGGAGCATCAGATCAACAATCTGCTATTAACCAATTGCAACAAAGCCCATTCTTCCAAGCGCAGCTACAGCAAGGGCAAAATGCAATGCTTCAAAATGCCTCTGCCACTGGCGGTCTACGAGGCGGGAACACACAAGCCGCTATGGGAATGCTCGCCCCACAATTGTTGAATCAAACATATCAGCAACAATTAGCGCAACTAGGCGGGTTATCACAATTAGGGCAATCATCGGCAGGGCTACAAGCAAATGCAGGGCAAGCATCTGCGGCTAACATAGCGAATCTCTACGGGCAACAAGGAGCGGCGCTTGCAGGAGGGCAAATGGCACAAGGCGGAGTTGCTGGATCGTCATTTAACACTCTACTCCAAGGCGCAGGGCTATTTGCTGGCGTTGGTGGGATGCCTGGAATTTCTAAATTATTCTAAAGGGAAGAAATATGGAACCAATTAACTATATGGGGATGCTTCCGCAAGTAAATCCGATGCAAGGGCTACTAAGTGGGCTTCAAGCTGGGTCGGCTCTTAGAGAAACTGGACTAAGACAACAAGAAATTCAGCAAAAATTAGATGCTGAAAAAGTTGCGCAAGCACGAACGGAGCAATACCGCACAATGTTTTCAGACTATATGGCTGACCCAAAGTTTGACAAACTATTGGCATTGCAAGCCACATTTCCAGAACAAGAAAAAGCATTTAAGCCATTGATTGAACAAATGGACAAGCGGCAGCTCGCAGCAGAACAAGCGGCAGGGATGCAGATCACAACGGCATTAAAAAATAATAATGTTGAGCTTGCAACTAAAATCCTTGATGAAAATATTGAAGCGGCTAAAAACTCAGGGCTAGACACTGCGGCATTTGAGCAAGTTAAGAACGCCATATCCGCCGATCCAAAAGCCGCTTTAGGATTAACGCAGTGGCTCACAATGCACACAATGACCCCAGAACAGCAAGAGAAGTTTGCAGAAGCTCAAAAAAAGCTGGAGGATTTGCGGCAATCACAAGCGCTATTCCCAGAGAAACAGGCACAAGAAGCAATTAAAACCAAAAAAGAGGGATATGAAGCTACTATCAAACAAGCAGAAGCTAAGATAGCCCCACAAAAAGTGCAAGCGGACTATCAAAAAACTTTAGCAGAAACAAATAAGATGCTTCAGGAGCCCGAATTTGAAAGACAAAGAATAGCAATTGCTAGACAAAAAAACGCCATTGATAGAGAAACAAACGACATCGCTCGGCAGACAAAACAGATCCAGCTTGTTAAGATGCAACAAGACTACATGGATAAAGCCAATGAAAAAAGCTCAAAGGTGTATTCTGCATACGATAATCTACAAAATTCAAAGCGAACAATCGATCAGGCATTATCATACTTTAAAAAAGGGAATATCCCTGGACTTGGGTATGCCGCTGAACGAGCGCATGGCCCGATATCTTCAAAAATAATGACAACAGACCCAGATGTATCCAACTATGAGCGATTGTTGGACACTATTGGATCACAATCATTCATAAAGGCAGTACAAGATGTTGGAACAATGTCTGGCTTAACAGAAGTTGAAGGGCAAAAGCTTCAGTCAGCAATGGTTAACCTATCGCTTAATCAAGGCCCAAAACAAGCAAAGCAAAATCTTATTATCCTAAAAAATTTAATGGAAAAATCATACAAAAATGTAGAAAAGAAATACGGCATAAATGTGAAACAAGAGAAATCAAAAGAACGTCGAAATATTAGTGGCGCAGATGCAGCCGCAGCGCTAGGAATTTAACATGGCAACCTATGAACAATTAAAAGCAAAAGCAATAGCTGCATACAAAGCGGGGGATGACGAAACAGCGGACTCAATCGCATCAATGCTTAAAGAAGCAAAAGCTTCAAATGCTTTTACAGATGTTAATGGAGTTTTGCACTTAACTGCTACACTCCCACAAAAAAAAGAACGTTCAATCGGTGAAAAGATTGTCGGAGCAGGTGAAACCGCCCTTGGAGTGCTAGGCGGAGGGTTAGCAGGTGCAGCGGGTCAAGTTGTCGGAACAGCCAAAGGGGTTGGGCAAACTATCGCATCTGGTGAATTAGGAACACAAAAAGGAGCCGAACGAGTGCAGCGTGAAGCTACACAAACGGCAGGTGAGTTCGCACAACCATTTATGCCACGCACAGAAGCGGGACAAGAGTATTTAGGAGCAATCGGAAAAGAAGCCGCAGTGCTTCAATATATGAACCCTATGATGGCAGAGGCCAATGCTATCGCACAGTTGGCAAAAGCAACTCGACCACAAGTTTCAGTTATGACAGCCCCAGCAAGGCAAGCGGCTGGAAAAGTAGCGCAAGCAATACCATCTCCTAAAATAGCACCATCATTAGCAGAGGGAGCGGATGAGGCAGTTAAGGCGGCGCAAGGGCTAGGAATAGATGTTATGACATCTGATGTTCTAAGACCTCAAACGTTTATAGGCAAATCGGCTCAAATGGCATCAGAGAGAATACCGCTGGCTGGTACTGGGGGAAGAAGAGAAGCGCAGCAATTACAACGCGTGCAAGCTATTAAAGATGTAGCGCAAGAGTTTAAAGCTGATTCCGCTCTTCCAGATTTGGAAAGCTCTGTAATGGCGGATTTAGCTAAAACAAGAGGCGACGAGGTAATAAAATACGCTCAAATGAAAAGAGATGTATTTGATAGAACATCGGGATCACCAATGGAAGTCCCGAATACTACTATTGCGATTGATAACCAAATTGCTAAACTTAAAAGCCTTAAAACATCAGAATTAGACCCAGTTGTTGCATCTCTTGACGATTTTAAACAATCCATACAAAATCAAGATATTAAAAGCGTGGAAGAGTTGCGAAAACTTCTTGGCGAAAAGTTTAAATCACCTGACTTAGTTTCAGTGCGGGGGGTAGGAGATAAGGCAGTATCCGATATTTATGGCGCACTTAAAAAAGACATGGAAAACCACATTGTTCAGTTTGGAGATCGTAGAGATGTAACAAAGTGGGGAGTGGCAAACAAAAAGTTATCTATCATGAGCGGAGAACTCGAAAATAATGCTCTTAAATATACGCTAAAAAAAGGGAATGTGACCCCTGAAGTAATCTCCCGCATGTTGTACAGCAAAAACGTAAGCGATTCACAAATGTTGTATAAAAATCTCAGCCCAGAAGGAAGATCAAACGCAAGGTCGGCAATTCTTGGAAAAGCATATCAGGATTCACTCGATGCGGAAGGCAAAGTCAGCACAGCTAAATTCCTAACCAATATCGACAAATTGGATGAAAATGCAAAAGTGTTTTTCAAGGGTGAGGACAAAGCAAAATTAGAAGGTCTTAAAAAGGCTTTAGCATTAACAAGAAGAGCTGACGAAGCCAACCTAATGACACCTACTGGGCAACAGCTATACCCAGCGGCTATGGCAGGGGCAGCTGGTGCGGCAGGTGGAATCACTGGAATATTCGGGTTAGGGACTATAGGCCTAATTGCAAGAGCGTATGAATCCGCTCCAGTACGAAATGCACTTATGCGGTTAAGTAAAGCCAAAACGCGGTCAGAGCAAAATGTAGCAATGGAAAAGATCAGCGAGGCTATAAAACAAAAAAGCGGTAAGTTCTAATTTGAAACATATCTCCAAATTAGATAACATTAACAAAACAAAGGAAAACCAATGGCGATTGAAGTAACACCACCATTTCAAGAGTTTACAGATTTAAGCGGCGCACCGCTCGATAACGGATATATTTATATAGGTACGGAGAATCTGAACCCAGAAGTAAATCTGATTAGCATTTATTGGGATGAGGCTTTTACAACTCCAGCGGCAAATCCAGTTCGTACGATTGCTGGGTATCCTTCGCGCAATGGGTCGCCCGGTAGAATTTTCGTAAAATCAGCATATTCCATCATAGTAAAAGATAAAAACTCTCAACTTGTTTATTCCTCTCTAAGCAATAATAGTACTATCCAAAGCGCAATAGTGGGAACCATTGCCGCCCTCCGCACTACCGTATATTCTGGACAGCCTTTTGTATCTGTCACTGGCTACTATACCGCCGAAGACAACATCGGAGTACGCGAATACTACTGGGACGCTACATCTACAGAAGCTGACAATGGAGGAACTATCATCGCCGTAACTGGTGTTGCGACTGGTCGATGGAAGATGAAGCATAGCGGTGCTGTAAATGTCAAGTGGTTCGGGGCTAAATGTGATGGAGCTACTGACGACACAGTGGAGACCGGGTTAGCAAAAGCAGTAGGTGACATAATCATAGAAGGCGATACAATAAACACGTCTACAACTATGACTTCATATTATGGGAACGGAACTGTTTATTCATCAGTTGGAGTATTAAATACAAAATTTTCTAAAATGGGGTCAATATCAACTGACAGTAATATTAAGTTAAGAAAAATATCATGTGTAATACGACAAGATACTGCAAGTTCAGGGTGGTATGCAATAAATGATACTGGTCATAAGCCAGTAGGTGTCAATCCAGCTTTAGCAGTTGATGTAAATGGAGATCTAGTATTATCGTACAATTTTACTGCAACAGATGTAGGATCTTTAGTTATTGGGCAAGACGAAACGTATGCAAATTTAGGAGTTGATGCAGGAGCATCAGTAGGCGATACGTCTTCTACAATAAAGCTATATAAAAATTTTGAGGCTGAGGTAAATTTGTCAGCTTCAACAATTGTAGAATCGACATATTTTTTAGGGACTGGAACAGTTATAAATAATGGAAACGGGACATCAACAATTACTTTTCCAGCAGGAGCTTCATCGAGTATTATTCCATATATAGTTGATAAAGGTGCTAGAAAAACATCATTAATATCAAAAACTGCATCGTCTATTACAGTAGGTCAATATGAAAGATTCTCTGGATATATTTATTATGATGGCACAGCATGGCAAGTTTCAACTGGTGCTTACACAAAACCAACAATGTCATTCACGGCAGGAGTTTTAACTGTTACTCACGAAACATTATTATCAACCGAAGCAACCGTAACTGTTACAGAAAGAAGTGGTGCTATTGTTGCCCAGAATGATGGATACTCAGCAACAACTTTTACAGTAGTTTTTAGAGATTTTGCTGGAACAATATTAACAACAGCTGCAACATCTATGAGATTTTATTATAGCGGCAATGATAATGTCCTACAGTCAAATTGTGTTGGTAATATTTTTGTTTCAGTACCGCTATGTC